CTCGGCCTCGAGATTGGCGAGTGCCTGAGCGCGAGCTGACTGGCCAAGCAGATCGACCTGTTGTTCGAGCGGGCCGACCGTTTGGCGCAGGAACTCCGAGGTTGCAAAAGCGCGGGTTGCCTGCTCCCAGGCTTCACCAGCTTCGAGAATGGCAAAGCGCGCTTCGTCGGTTGGCGCCTTGAGCGCCGCCATCGCGACTTCCATCCGCTTGATCTCGATCGGTGTCTTGCCGATCTTGGCGGTCTCAAGCGCGAGATTGGCGGCAAAGTCGCGGGCGGCCTGAAGCGCGCGTTCGGCTTCAGTTTCCTTGGGGCCTTTGGCGCTGCTGGCACGGTCGGTGCTGTCGCCGCGGATCTCTTCCGCCTTGGCGGCAAGCCGGGCCTTGGCAGCAGCGATGCTGTTTTCCCGCCACCGTGCTGAAAAGGCGTCCATCATGCTCATCGCATCGCCAAAGGCAGATGCAAACTCGTCGCGGACCTGGGCGCCCATACGCGCGGTCGAACCGGCAAAGCTGTTTTGCATCCGCGGTAGAGCCACGCTCTCGATCCGGGTAATGGTGGCAAGGCCCACTCGGTCAAGCACCGGGTTCACCCATTCGGCGAGCCAGTTGAGCGCCGCGATCGCTTTGTTGGCGAGGTATTCGATCCCGCTGATTGCCAGATTGGCGGCGCCAACAGCGGCTTCTCCTATAACGCCGGGCAGTGCAGCCCAAGTCACGCGGATCGCATTGAACCCGCCAACCCAGCCTGCATAGAGAATGGCGACGGCGTATTTGCCAGCAGTCAGCACCGCTTCGAAGGCCGTGACCGCCCAGTCCTTGAGTGCCGAGAATACCGAGGCCAGGTTCAGCCCATCCGAGACGGTCTTCCACAGCCCCTTCATGGTGTCGCCGACGGTGATCCCGACGGGGCCCAGCTTTTCCATTTCCTTCTTGGTGAGGCCGAGGCTTTGCGCATAGCGGTCGAGTTCGCCCGTCTGCTTGACGCTCGACTGGAACAGCTTGAACGCGCCGAACGCGAGTGCAGCGGCAGCAGCGGCTGCGAGAAGATAGGGGTTTGTCAGCGCTGCCGCCGCCGCACTGGCTGCGAGCCCCAGCAGCGCCCGGGCCATGCCGCCGATGCCGACACCGGCCTGCATCGCGATCTGCCCGATCTGCGTGCCCTGCTGCATGAAAACGGTCATGGGTTTCTGGCCAGAGAACAGGCCGACTACCATGTCGTTGAGCTGGAAGACGAGGTTCTGGACATGGTGCCCGGCAAGCTTGGCCGAGCCACCCATCCGCGTGACACCGCCGCCCCCGACCGCATTGAGCGCCCGGTCTGCACGCGAGGCGCTGTCGGCCATATCGCCCATCGCACCTGCCACCGTGCGCTTCATGTCAGCCATCTCCTTCTGGAGACGGGCGACGTTGGTGATCATTTCAATTTCGAGGGTCCCTGCTTTCACGTGCTGGGCTCCTTCGACATCATCAGCGCCCGGAAGGCGTTGGACACTTTCCGGGAGACTTCATCGCGGTTGAGAACGGACGTAGCGGTCCATGGCGGCGGGCAATCAGGCTCGCGGGCGCGGACAGTTTCAGCGACGAACTCCACCGATAGGCGCCGCAGCAGGCGGACCAGCCAGGGCGGCAGATCTAGCCCCATGCAGTGCTGCCACTCGCCAATCGTGGCCCAGGAGATGGGTACTGCGCCCATCGCGCCGGGATCAGTGGGGCCGACTTCCATGAGACAGTCGATCACCCAAGGGGTGCGGATTGCAGGAAAGTCCGGAGTAAGGTCGTCGATGGCCATTCGCTGCAGCCGGGTCAGCGGTTCAGCATCGGTGTCGGGTTTGATTTGTTTGGTAGTGCGCGGCTTGGGCGCGGTGCCCAGCCACGCCAGTTGTCGCACGTAAAGGCTCAGCTCTCGGCCGAGCTCTTCGTAAAATTTGCCCAGTCATTGATGTGGGCGGCGACCTGCGTGGCGATGAACCCGATCGAGGGATCCGCATAGGCCTTGCGGAACAGTTCCTGACCTTCGAGCCCGTCGGCGGGCGGATAGGTGAAGCCATTGAAGCTGACCGTGCAGGCAGCGAGGAAGTCAGCCTGTTCGGCAAGCTTCTCCTCGGCCGTCTGGTCCATCTTTCCGCGCTTCTTGATCTTGTCCATCAGCTGGTTCTGCTGGCGAGCCTGGGCGCGCTGGTAGACCTTGGAGCCTGGACCGTAGACCGTGATCGAGAGGCGCTTGCCCTTTTCGTCGAACAGCGGCGCGTCGTCGCCGCCGACCAGTTCGAGGGTCGAGGTATCGGTGGCGGCGAGCGTTGTGATGTCAAACATGGGATATCTCCGTCAGGGTGTCAGGGATCAGGGCGCGAGGACTTCGACAATGCCCACACCGGCGGAATTGGTGGTGAGTTCGAGGGTCACGGTGGCGGTGGTGATCTGATCGACCGAACCGACATTGACCTTGAAGCTCATGACCTGCGCCTGGAAATAGTACTTGTCGCCGTTCTGGGTGGTGACGAGGAAGCTGTGATCAGCGTCCGATAGCGAGGCGGACTTGAGCAGGATCTGACCAGCATCGTCGGTGTCGAGACCCAGCTGGATCTGCATCGTGCCTTGGTTGAAGCTGCCCTTCTTCTTGACGACGCCGCGGCTGCCGACTGGGTTGAAGGTGACGAGATTGAATTCGCGGCCGAACTCGCCGAGGTCGGAAACCTCGCCGACCACGGTCATGGTGAGCGCATTGTAGCCGGTGGCATCGAAGGTCGCAGGGGTAGAGGCCGACACCTTCAAGGTGGTGCCGGCGGAAGTCCGAACGGTCATGGTAGCAGTTCCTTATGAAGGTGAGGCGAGCCGTGCCTCGTTGAATGAGACGCGGAAGTCCTGCGCCTGCATGTGGATGCCGGTCTCCTCGTCGAGGAAATCAGGACCGGCGGAATCTGTGTGGACGGTCACGTCAAAGAGCCCGTCGATGGTGGGCATCCGGTCGGCCGCCGCCTGGCGGACGGCTGCGATAATGGCTTTCACTTCAGGGTAGGTCCGGGCCAGAACGGTCACCTGCACGCGCTCAGTGACGCGGCGTTTCACGCCCGGAGCCGGAACGTTGCGGTCGACACTGCTGACCGACATTAGCGATATCGCCGGCAAGTCCGTGCCCTGCGGCAGCATCCCAGCGGCGATCCGCGCAACGAGGACAAGCGACGTCACCCCGATGTCAGCCACCAGGAGCGAGCGGACCGCAATAACGCCGTTCATTCGTCATCGACCTCGAGGGTCGGCGCCTTCAAGTTCCCGATCTGGACGCGATGAGCGATGTATGAGCCCATGGCATTCACCGCTTCCTCGGCTTTCTGGTCAAGCGCTGGGCGCAGAAAGGGTTTTGCGGCGTGACCCGGGTGCATGACCACAGGACCGACGAAGTTCTCGCCAATTTTGAGGCTGCCGCGCTTCGCCATCTTGTTGATTGTGCCAATGCCGACTTTTCGGGGCCCGTGCCGGGTCTCACGCACCGGCTTGTCGGCGTCTGACACCGAGATCAGGTGGGGCGCGACGCCATATTCGATAAACAGCCCAAGATAGGAGCCTTTGCCCCGCAGTTTGACGTAAGACGAGAGCTTGGCGCCCTCGGTCCGGGTGCCAATCCCGATCGCGCGCTTCAATTGCCCGGTCCTCACCGGCACATTGGCCTTGGCCTGCTGCTGGATCACCTTGGCCCCGGCACGCAGTCCGCCACGGATCACGTTGCGCTCCAGGTTCTTGGGCAGTTCATCGAGCAAACGCAGCAGTTCAGGGCCGCCCTTGAGCCGTATCGTCATGGTGCGGCTCCTTCGCTCGAATGTTCCTCGACCATGATTTCCATGGCCTCCCTGCGCCCCAGCGTTGCAGGGCCGGAAATGATCTGGTGGACGCGGGTATCTATGATGACCCGCATGTCGGGCGTGATGCCAGCCAGATAACGGATGCGGATCCGGGCCGGACGGCGACCAATCTGGATGCTGTCGGCCAGGCGCTCGGCCTTGGAGGGGAGAATGTCCTTCACCTCGGCCCAAACGCAGGCGAACTCGGTCCAAGTGACCTGTTCGGTGCCATATTGGGGATCGTGCGTGACGACCTTGCGTTCAATCCGGATCCTTGTGTCGAGCTTCGAGGCTAGATCCAGCGACATTTGAGCTGACCCACCAACGTGTCGAAGGCGAGACAGGCTGCACCTTCGCGGTTTTCGAACAGGGATGCGGTTTTGACCAGGATTGCAGCGCGGGCGATCGCCAGATCAGGGTCGTTCTCATCCAATCCGGCTGACAGTGTGATCCGGATCAGGCCGTCTTCACCCAGCTCGGGCCAAGATTTCCCGGATGCCGGGCGGATGCGGGTGAACCCGTGCCGTCGGCGGACGACATAGTCCGTCTCTGGGAGGGTCATCGTTGAACCGCCCAGGGTAGTGAAGCGGATCTCGGCCACCGTGCAGGGCCGGATGGGCACGGTGATTTCGTCCAGCCAGTCTTCCAGCTGCAGTTCGAGGGTCTGTTCGCACAGCTTCAGACCAGTCTGCTGCTCCAGTTCAGCTTGGGCTGCATCCAGTTTAGCGCCGAGCAGCAGGTCCTCGTCACGGCCATCAAGCCGAAGCTGCTGGCGTGCTTCCTCGAGCGTCACGGCACGGTCCTGGGGTGGCTCGATCGTGACGATCTCGGACATCAAACCACCTTTTTACGGGTGTGTGCACCTGCCTTATTGGCGATCGGCGACTGTTCGGTGATTTCCTCAGCCTGTGGGGGTTTCACAGACTGCGCTTCGCCCTTTGCGGCGGGTTCTGGCTTTGCAGCAGCATCAACCTCAATGGCCAGACCGCGCTCGATCAGGCTGCGGCCGCCCAAATCATCGATCTCGAATGTCTGACCGCTAATAATGTTGTCCGAGCTCACCGAGCTCACGTGAATCGTATCAAGTGCCTTTAGAAACATCAGCTCATCTCCCGGAAGAATGAGAGGGCCAGCCCAAAGGCCAGCCCTCTTCAGTTCATCAGACCTTCGTGGCCGCAGTCGCCGCCGCCGCGAAATCGCCCTTCACGAAGGCCTCGGGGCGGTAGACCGCGAGCGCGAGACGCTCTTCGGCGAGCACCGTCACCAGGTTCTTGCGGAAGTTCTGATCATCCTCCGTCGAGATTTCGACCACTGCGTCCATGCGATCGAAGATCTGCGCGCCCAATTGGAACGCGCCAGTCAGGAACTTGCCGGTCGCCATCGACTGGGTTGCAACCACCGGCTGCCCCCAGAGCGTGGGTGTCATCGTCCCTTGCGGATTGCCAACGATGAACTGACCCGCAGTGTCCTTTAGCAGCTCAATCGCCGCCCAGTCCGCCGGATGGAGCACCACGCCGGTTGACATCAGCTCGGACAAAGCCGTCTGCAGCATGGCCAGGCGCAGCACGTCGATCCTGGTCACCGTCGCCGGAATGGTGATCGGCGGGGTGAACGCGGTAGCCTGCGTGTAGATCCCAGCAAGATCCGTGCCCGTGCCGCTGCCATTCAGCAGCTGGTTTTCCTCGATCAGCGCAAGGCCATAGCGCAGGCGCCCGTCGATGTAGGACTGGAGCATCGGCACATCGTCTAGGATCTGGCGGGTGGCCAGAACCCAGTGCGCGATCGTGGTGACGTTACTGGTCAACACATCAAACTTGATGTCCGACTGCGGTTTGGTTGGGCCGGAGGTTTCAGAAACGGTCGCCGCCGCATTGGCGTAGCCCGTTTCCTTGACGTACTGCACCGAATTGCTGGCCGTGCGGCCCGGGGTCAGCAGATCGCGCACTGTCAGACGGCGCTGGCCCGGGATAACAATACCAGGGATGCGGTCGGCGACGATGAGGTCGCCTGCCGAACCATTGGCATCTGTGGTGAGCGCAGAAATGATCGCCTTCACCTCGACGCTCGCCCGGCCGCGCACCGTGTTGTTTCCGAGGAAGGCCTTGATGGCTTCATCGGCCACGACCTGCTCACCGATCGTCTTGAACTCAGGGATGGCATCATCTGCTACGCGGCGGGCAAGCTTCTGCTCCACCTCGTCGAGACGCGCTTTGGCTTCGTTGAGCGCAGTTAGCGCCTCGTCCGCCAGTTCCTTGGTCGCATTGGAGAGATCTTCACCGCGCTGCGCTTTGCCCAGCGCTTCCTCGGCAAGCGCCTTCACCTTGTCATGCTTTCCCTCAAGATCGGATCTGATCTCGTTGTGGCGGGCATCAAGAACGCCTCGCAGCTCAGCTTGCTTTGCCTCAAGGCTCGATTTGACTTCACCAAAGCGTGCATCAAGCACGCCTTTCACTTCGCCGGCAAGTTGCTCGGCGGTCTTAGAATCGCTCATGATTGTATCCTGTCTGGGAGTGGGGTCAGACGCTGATTTGCGCCTTCAAGGCCGACAGAAAGTCGGATGGGGTGCTGCCAGACTCACTCCGGAACAGCGGTGCCAGGCCTTTGCCCGCGATTGCGGTGGCCTGACTTTTCGAGAACCCTGCCTCGCGCAGGAAATTCTCAAATTCTGGTAAGGTCGGAAGCCGGCCATCCTCAACGAGCGATTTCACTGAAGTGATAACCGCGCGCTCGTTCATCGGGATGGTAACAAGGCTGACCTCGTAAAGGGCAAGCTCGAGAAGCTGACGGGTCTTGCCGACAATCTGTTCGCGAATGGTCTTATAGCCGATCGAGAGCCCGCCAATTGCGCCGTCGCGAACGAGGGCGTGGGCTTCCTGCCCGATCTGGGAGGAAAGCGAGAGCTGGCCTTTGACCACAAGGCCATCGCGGCTCTCGGCAAAGTCTGTCCAGATCCCAGCTGGGCGGGTCTGGTCGTGATACATGAGCATCGGCACCGAGGTGCGGCCCTTCAAGGAACGGGCCAGTGCGCCGGGTACGATCACATCGCCGCCGGCATCGACGTTGCCGTAACCGGCAGCCAGCCCCTCGATCTGGCCATCTTCGGTGACGGCCTTGGTATCAAGAATGAAATCGAGATGGTTCATGGGGTAGCTCCGGGATCAGCAGGCGGCAGCGCGGCGGGTGCTGCGCCTGATCCAGTCTGGGTGATGGGCACGTTCTGCATTTGCATGCGGGGGACATCGCCGCCTTCGACCGGCGGCAGGTTTTCGAGCGCGCGGACCTCGTTGATGGTCATAACACCACTCCCCAGCATCTGCTGGTAGAAGGAGGCCCGCGCCGCGCTGTCACCGCGCAGCAGGCCTTCAAGGTTGAACTCGATCACGAGCCCCGCCTGCCGATCGGCTGGCGAGAGCAGCTGCTTGGAGAGCGCCTGTTCAATGCGTTTCAGGCGACGACGCAGCGTAAACTTCTGGAACCCCAGGGTCTGTTGTTCGAGCCCCGTGCCCCAGCTGGTGGTCTTCTCGGTGTGACCAACCATGAACGGCGGCACACCGAAAAAGCGGCAGACCTCCTCGACCGAGAAGGCCCGGCTTTGCAGCATCTGCGCGTCTTCCGGGCTGATCGAGAGCTGGACCCAGTCCATCCCCCGGTCGAGCAGCATCGGCCGCCCGGCGTTGATCGCGCCGGCAAACTTCTCCTGCAGCAGTTCCTCGGCCTGTTTGCGCTGGTCGAGGGTCAGGCTGTCGGCAGTCTTCAGCAGCCCAGAGGGCCGCACCCCGTTGCGGAAGGTATCGCCCGAGGCCCGCTCGATGGCCTGTGCCAGTCCGAATGTTTGGCGGCCGAAGCTGAGGGTCGAAAGACCGCCCAGCGGATTGCCGCCAAAGCCCCGGATGTGGAGCATGTTGTCCTGGCCGACGATGGAGCGGACCCCATTATCCGACCACTCATATTCGAGGCTGCCGTCACGCAGACGACGGACCGTCATCAATTCCGGTGCGATCGGAACGCTGAGCGCCACGACCCGGCCGTTGCTGCCACGGATTATCTCGGCGTAGGCGTTGCCGCTCAGTTCAATCGAAGCGCAAATGAACTCCCAGAAGTCGACCGCGGTCTGGTCGGCATTCGGGCTGTCGTGGAGGATCCGGTAGAGCGGATGGTCGGTTGCAACCGTCCTGGCTCCACCTCGGGTCCGGTAGACCATGAGCGGCAGCGAGGCGATTGTACCGGCGAGCAAATTGACGCAAGCCCAGGCCGAGGCGAGCCCCAGCACCGAGCTCGCCGAAACTACCTCACCGGTCGTGGTCGTGCGGCCACCTGCGGCCTGCACCAGCCGGGGGTCGGTAAGGCCGATGTAGCGCGCGAGGTAGCCGACCGCCTTTTGCAGCAGGTTCATGATGCGAGGCTCTTCAACCAGTCGTCGATGGAGCCGGTGGTATCGCCTGCCATCGCTGCCCCCACTGCCATGCACAGCGCGACCGCTGCGTCGATCTTGTTGATGGCCCGCTGCTTGGAGAGCCACTTGTTGTCCCAGCGGTCGGTCTCAGTGACCGCCGACATCATTGCCGAGATGAGGACCGGATTGCGCTTCAAGCGAATGCGCCCCTCAAGGATCAGTTCTTCCAGGTGCCGCAGAGAGCCCGGCATCCACAGGCCTTCGGTCATCTCGCCCGCTGGCTTGGCCCGTTTGGTGCCGCCCTGCGGGTGCTCGACAAAGGCGAGGTCGAGGCCGAGTTCGGCAACTTCCTCTTCAAAGCGCCGGAAGGCGTAACGGTCGTAAGCGACCGCCTCGACCCGAAAGTCCGATGCCATTTCAGCGAGCGCCTGCGCCACATGGCGAAAGCTGATGTTCTCGCCGGCCGGTGCGTTCAGAAATCCGTCAGCGACCCAGAGGTCATAGGGCTGCTTGTCGCGCAGCACGCGTGCGCTGAGCGTGTCGCCTGGCGTCCAGACCTCGACCCATGCGTCAAAGCAGGGTTTGCCATCCTTCTCGCCATTGCGCTGAACGGCTGCCAGTGCGGTCAAATCCCGGTTCTGGCTGAGGTCGAGCCCGAGCCAGACGGACCCACCAGCCTTGGGTTCGAACTCTGCCAGCAGCGGCTCGAGCGTCGAGCGCGCCATCCAAGCGGTCTCGGCATCGGTCCATACGCAAAAGTGCAGTCGCAGGATGCCGTTCAATTGTCCCGGGATAGCCTTGGCCTGCGCCACGACTTCCGAGAGGTACTGCTCCGTGATCGTGACGCCCAGCAGCGGGTTCGCCTTGATCCAGCAGCTGGGGTCAGTAAGCGGGTCGTCGCCTTCGTCGATAGCGCAGACATAGCTGAACGTTGTGTCGTCGATGACCTGTCCCAAAAAGGTCGGGTCAGTCGCGGCATCGGGATTGCCAGACGCCACCCTGATCGCGTGTTCGTGCTCCTCCCATGCAACCGAATTGCGGTCCGATCCCGAGTTCGTGATCATAAACAGCAGCGGATCGCGGCGGAACTTGAAGCCGCGCTCCAGCATCTCGATGATCGAGCGATCGGGAAGCTCGTGGACCTCATCCGCCAGCACAAAGTATGGCCGCGGGCCAGAGCCGGTCTTGCCGGTATCGCGCGACACTGGCCTAAAGAAACTGCCCGATGCCAAATGCGCGATGTTGAACTCGCGTCCCGGTCCACCCGAGAACTCCAACCGCCGTGCCAGCGCGGGTGATTGCCGCACCATCCGCACCGCATCTCGGAACAGGATGTTGGCCTGCTCCTTCTTGGCCGCGGCCGCATAGATCTGGGCGCCAGCTTCCTTACAGGCGGTCATTCCGTAAATGCCGATGCCGCCCGCGACCGGTGACTTCCCGTTGCCTTTGCCTTGTTCGATGTAGGCGCGGCGGAACCGGCGACGGCCGTCCTTGCGCTTCCAGCCGAACAGCGAGCCGACGATGAACGCCTGGCTCGGCTCAAGCCGGAAGGGTTCTCCTTCGAACTGGCCCTCGGAAAGCTTCAGCACCTCCTCGAAGAAAGCGAAGGCGTGCCCCGCCGCATCGTGGTCGAACCAGATGCCGTCCTTGCGCTTCAGGTCGGCGATGTGCCGTTTGCAGGCATTGCGTACATGCGGTCCGGCAACGATCTCGCCAGAGACCACGGCCTTGGCATAGGCCAGCGTCCGGTCAGGCGAAGAAGCGGTCGGCGGGGTCCGTGCCTTCTTCTGGCGGCTGGGCTGCGATCCTACTCCTGGCACTCGGCGTCATCCCGAATTCTGCGGCGTAACGCATCATGTCCGCCGCCGCCTTGTTGGCGGTGCCCACCAGCGGGTTCTGGATCGCGTTGCCGTTCGATGTCTTGATCATGAGGCCGCCGGTCAGTTGGTCCTTCTCGGCCATCTTGGCGATCGCGCGTTCGGCCTGGACCCAGCGGCCATAAGCCATGGCGTAGGCCGCAAGGGCCGCCCGATCGATCTCGGATAGAATGCCAAGGTTATAGAGCTCGGTGGCCACCCGGTTCCATTCCTCGACCGCATCTGCATTGAGATGGGCTGGCGGCGCCGGAATTGCTGCCTTGGCCTTGGCTTCCTTGCGATTGACCTGCCGTTTTCCGGGGTTGGATGTGACAAGCTTCAACTGCGTGGGCTTCGGCTTCCTGCCGGTAATCATGCAGCCTCAGCTATTCTCCCGCCTGCAATCTCGTCAAAGGTCCGGCCGTCACCCTCGAGGGTTGCAGCCTTGCCCGTAAAATCCTGCCAGCGCTTCACGGCCACATCGATGTAAGCGGGATTAAGCTCGATGGCGTGGATGGCGCGGCCGGTCATTTCACCGGCAATGATCGTGGTGCCCGAGCCAGAGAACGGTTCGTAGACCGCCTGACCCGGACTGGAATTGTTCTCGATCGGGCGCTTCATGCACTCGACCGGCTTTTGGGTGCCGTGACCCGTCTCGTTCTTCTTGGGCTTGGCGATGTGCCAGACGGTGGTCTGCTTGCGGTCCCCGGCCCAGTGGCCCTTCGCGCCCTTCTTCACGGCATACCAGCAGGGCTCATGCTCCCAGTGATAATCGCCGCGCGAGAGCACGAGCTGCCCTTTATCCCAGATGATCTGGGAGCGGAGATGGAAGTCGCAGGCCGCGAGACTGTCGCCGACAACGCCCGCGAAGAGCCCAGCGTGCCAGACATAGGCAACGTCGCCCGGGAACAGCGCCCAGGCTTCGCGCCAGTCAGCCTTGTCGTCGTTCAGCACCTTGCCCTTGGCAGTGCCTGAAGCGGCAACGCCTGCCTTTTCACGCCAGGCGGGGTCATACTCTACGCCGTATGGTGGATCAGTGACCATCAGGTGGGGCGAGACGCCGTTGAGCGCCTTGGCCACCGTGTCGGCATCGGTGCTGTCACCGCAGACCAGCCGGTGCTTGCCGAGCAGCCAGACGTCGCCGGGCTTGGCGACCGGATCAATCGGCGCTTCCGGGATTTCGTCCGGGTCGGTGTTACCTTCGGTCTTTTCGGCCAGAAGCTTTGACAGCTCGTCGTCCGAGAACCCCGTCAGCATCAGGTCGAAGTCGAAGCCCTGGAGATCACCAAGTTCAACCGCCAAGAGCTCAAGGTCCCAGCCGGCATTTAGCGCCAACTTGTTGTCCGCGATGACGTAGGCCTTCTTCTGCGCCTCGCTCCAGCCTTTGGCGACCATGGTCGGGATCTGGGTCAGCCCCAGCTTGCGGGCTGCCAGCAGTCGGCCGTGGCCGGCAATTAGCCCACCGTCTTCATCGATGAGGATCGGGTTGGTCCAGCCCCATTCGCGGATCGAGGCGGCGATTTGGGCTACCTGTTCGTCCGAGTGCGTGCGGGAATTGCGCGCATAAGGGGTGATCTTCTCTATTGGCCAGAGCTCGCTGCTCTGGGCCGGCCAGTCCTGATCCATAAATGTCCTTGAAGAGGGATTGGCCGCGGGAGCTCAATGGCTCGCGGCAATGATTTGAAGGTCAGTAAATTCTACGGGCGGCTTTGAATTATGCCGGGCCCGCCACTAGGCCAGACCGTCGTTGGTCAAAGTTACCTGCCAATATTGGGTTACACCGCCAACGGTACCGCTCACTGTCCAAGTCGACTCGCGAACGGTGTAGCCATTGTTGGCCAATGAAAATGTGATCGAAGTTGCCGAGCCGCCCGACGCGACGCTGGCCGCCCCGTAAGTTCCGCTCCGCGAATGGACCCACACCGCTGCCTGACTGCAGAAAATGGTAACTTGTGCAGCGCCGCCACCGGACCGCCAGTCTGACAAGTAGACAGGAGAGGCACTGCTTGCTCCGCCTACAGGCGAAAACGTAACCGATGATTTCCCGTAAAGCTGTGATAGCGAAATCGCCCCGGTTGCGACGCCCGCCAGATTGCGAACCGCTGTCTCACCCAGAGATATGGCACTGCCCGCTGCGCGGCCGATCTCAGCTGCCACAGCGCTGAGTGAGATCGCTCCGGTGGTCGGTAGCGGCATACATGCTCATCCTCGGAATGCTTAGGCTGCCTGCGCCTTCAGGCTGAAGTAGAGAACGAAGCCCTTCAGGTAGGGCAGCCCCTTGGGCATCGCGATCTCGCGTGCGGTTTCCCGGTCGATGGTCCATCCCATCCAGCGGGTTATCGCCGATTCAATAGCCACTCTTAAATCCAGCCCCGCATGGACGCCGTTGTGGACGTCATCTGCGAAGTGGCGACCATGGCGACTATCGAGAAAATCCCGAACACCTTCGGGTGTGCCATCAGTTGCTGCCAGCACCGCCGGGAAGGCAATCCCCCAGGCTGCCTCCGCATCCGCGAAGGTGCCGCATGTGCCATAAAAGCCCCAGGCTTCGTTGGCGGTTGGCAAGGTCGAGTTAGTCATTTGCATCGCTCCGTTTTCATGAAGCGACTACCGCTCTTATCGCGGCGACTATCCACTCAATTCGACGGAAATCTGGGACTTTCTGCTATTTGACCCCCGGTCCGAGTTTCGCGGTTGCGTGAAGTTTGGGCCAAGCGCGGTTTCCGCCCCGCAGGTGCCAGACTATGCGAGGCCCCCATCCCCTGGTGCAACCAGCGGCGCTCCCGGTTGACCGATCCCGGAGGTAGCGCATCGCCTTTATCCAGATTGCACGCGCGATGGGCACAAGCGACGTTTTCATAAGTGTGGGCCCCGCCGGCCGACAGTGGAATGATGTGATCCAGCTCTGGAGCGTTCCACCGCATCGTTCCCCGCAATTCACGCGGAGCTTCCTCTCCACAGATATGGCAGGTCCATCCATCACGTTCCATAACAGCAATGGGATTGAGCGGCTCTGCGTGCACGCCGTAAGACTGTGCCCTCTCCACGCCCTTGGACACTCGCTTGAGGTGACGGCTGGAACAGGTTTCCGAGCAAAAGACGCGCCTCTTGTCTCCATAGTCCGGGAGGAAGGTGATGCCACATTCGCGGCATGAACATTCCACCTTCTTTGCTGCCCTGCTACGCGCCCAGCATTGCGGCGAACAAAATCTGGCGCTTGCCTGAGCTTCGAAGACTGCTCCGCACTCAGCACACTGACGTTGGCGATTAGCTCTTCTGATTTCCGCAACTTTGGCCAATCGAGCTGACCTAGCTGCCGAACGCTCGCGCCTTATCAACTCGAACCCACAAGCACGTGAGCAGCATCGGCCGCTATCCCGTGACTTTCGGATCTTCCTTGTGATCGGCTGTGTACAAATTTGGCACAGAGGGACGATGCCCGCCGAAGCGAGTTGCGG